TCTTAGTTGAAAATTAAGTTTTTTTGGTTCTGGAGAAGTCAGATATGCCATTGCTTGATTGTATTTATTCAATGACATTTTAAACTCCTAATATGTGTGATAAGCCACCTTTTTTTAATTTTATTCTTCCACCTTTTGCATTTGGTTTTCTAGGTTTGCCAGTCATTGGATCAATTGGAATTTCTTGTTCACCTGTGACGATATTTTTACCTGTTTTTATATTAGTCGCACCTTTAAAATTTGCTGCATCTCTTTTTAATTCCATTAAGTAATTATATGCTTCATCATATAAATCTAATTGAGTATTTTGTGGTAGGTCAGACATTTCTGTTTTAAATCTAGTTTCAGCAATCATATCGGCTAATTCATTGGCTTCATATTTAGTATCTTCACCGGTCATTCTAAAATCTATTTCTTTGTAAGCGTCTTCTAATTCTTTTCTACCTTGTTTTTCAACTTGATATTCTGAATACATTTGTTGTTCATAATCTTTTTGTCTTTTAACTGCAGCTTCTGCTTCTTCCACGGTTCCTTTATCCATCCAAGTTTCAGAGTCTCCTAATATTTCTTCATAATCTTCAATCTCATCATCAGTAAGTAATCTTGATTTATTTTTTCTTGGGTGAATACCTGTTTTTTCAATTTCTAATAATTCATCAAAAGATTCATTTCCAAACAATTTTACATCTGGAAATTGTTTTTGCATTTCTTCGTAATTAATCTTACCTGGTTTTGTTTTTCCTTTTGTTAAGTTAGACATAATACCTTTAACTTCTTCATCAGAAGGCATCCAACCGCCAGGTTTACCAAACGGAGATTCTGGTCTTGGTGTAAATGGAAGTATCTTTTCTGCTTGTCTAGCTTCTTCTTGAGCTTGAAGTTTTAATTTTAATAAGTCCATTCCTTCAGGTTGTCTGCCTGTTCGCTTTACAAACTGTCCGATTAAGCTCTCATAGATTCTTCTAAACATTAATAATATACCCTCTTACGTTGTGGCTGTGGTTCTTCCTTATAATCATCAGGATGTAATACGAATCCACCTTGCCTAAATCTCATAATGGCTTGGGTCGTTGAATCCACCAAGTCATCATTATCACCAAATGGGAATGCTGCGCACTCCTCAATGACTTCCTCTGCAAAATCTTGCATAGGTGCCCATATCATACCAGATTCAAATAAAGGTGCAACAGAATTTACTCGTGTATGCTTATCATTTCCTTTTGATGGACTAAAGTTTACCACAGGTATACCCATTTTTCTTAATTCATCTGTAAGTGGTTGACCAGATGCTTTTGATTCAATGATGACTGTATCAGGATCCCAATACTTCCATTGTTCATAAGCAGTTTGTTTTAATTCAGGAAAATCCCATCTACCTTTTTGACAATCCAATAATATTAAATTAGCAGGACTATCATCGTTTTCATAAAATACTCCCCACGTTGTAATGGCAGAATAATCTGCAGATTCCTTTTTACTAAATGCGGTATCATAAGATTGTATGACGTGTTTAAGTGCAGGTATCCAATCTTTATCCCAACGTTGCCACCATTCACGTTTGATGATTGCTCCTTCTTCTGAAGTTGGGTTTTGCATATATTGCGCATTCCACTTTGTGATACCAGCAGATGCTTTAACAGCTTCTAGTTCTTCCTTCTTCCAATACTCTGGCCATAAAGGTTTACCTGATGGAAGTATGGCAGGAAATTCTATGATATCCCATTGATCAGCTTTAGCCTCTCGCTGCGCGCCTAACAGTTTCCCAGTTAGATCTTTTGTGTTCCATCTTGTCATAACCAAGACGATTGATCCGCCAGGCTGTAAACGTTGTCGTGGTCCTGATGTATACCATTCATAAGTTCTTTCCATCGCATCTCGGTTCATTGCATCTTGTTCAGTGTGCGGGTCATCGATGATTAATAAATCTGCACCCCTTCCAGTAATTGCAGAACCTACTCCAGCTGCGTAATACTCGCCACCATCAGATGTTTCCCATTTACCGGCAGCTTGAGAATCTTCCCTTAGTCTAGTTTTAAAAACAGATTGATACTCTGGACTATCTAAAAGTTGTTTTGCTTTACGACCGAATCTAACGGATAGTTCCGTGGTGTTAGTTGATTGAATGATTTTAAGTTTAGGATTACGACCTACCATCCAAGCGGGCAGCAGGAAGCTGGCGAACTCAGACTTCGTATGTCTAGGTGGCATATTAATAATTAATCTTTTTAATTTGCCTTCAGCAATCTGATTAAATTTTTCTGCTACAACTCTGTGGTGATTACCTTCAATAAAATCAGGCCACATATGTCTTACGAAAGACATAAAATCAGAATGTATTTTAGATTCCTTTTTCTTCTCTGTATATTTTTGAAAAGTTTCTAAGAATTCTTTTTGAACGTCAGTAGGTAATTTCTTTATCTTTTCTAAGTCGATTTCCATAAAATTTTTGCAAAATTTTTTTAGGTTTAATTTTGGAACCAAAAACAATTTAACGCTTATTTAAGTCTAAATCAAGGTGTAAAGGTGAATCTGTAGGGACCCCTTTTATGTTGTAGTAAATAACTTGTTTAGATTAAAAGTAATTTGAGTTTGGCTTGGGACCTCTCTCGATCCCCGCCGCCGAGGGCCGAAGGCCCGAGGCGCGAAGCGCGAAGCGCGGCGCCCGTTAGGGCGCCGCTCAACTTTAGTCTAGCAATGTCATATAGGCTGATGGATTAAGTCTACTAAACTTGTCTAATCCTTTCTGTAATGTTTCGTAGTCCTTGTTTTCCTCTGCTCGTTTAATGTTATCATAAAGCACAGCCTCGGCTTTAGTTAACATCTCAGATTCCCCTGAGTATGGGTTAGTTCTTTTGTGGTCTCTTATATCATCTATTGTTATTGTTAGTGCCATATGTTTCCTTTCTGTTATATAGGATAATACATTATCTATTTACATTGTCAACACTTTCTATAACTGTTTCAGTATATGCCGGTCTAGTTCCCCAATTATATTCCTCTGCGGGGTGTGCAATCTTCTTAACCTCAACCGGAGTTTCTAGCGGCTCGAGTCTCGGTGCTATTGCAATGAAAGCTCGCAAATGTTCATTGATATAATCGTGCAAACAAGTGTTGCCACAAAAATAATTCCATTTACTTTCAACTTGGCTTTGATACCAACGCACTCGTCTTGTTCTTATTACCTTAGAACCTTTCACACCTCGGACCCTATCTTGTGTTCTCTTTTCGTGGCAGTATGGTCCTTGGCACCAACTATAATCACTCATAAAAATAACCCCATATATACTATTGATATTAAAACAACTAATACTCCTAATGATGAAAATAGTTCTATCATTTTCTATACTCCTTTCGCCATTTCTCATCTTGTTTTAATTTATTATCTAACTCCCAAATTTTTCTGTCATAGTATCTTTCCATTATGGTTGCGAGTATAAAAAACCCGCAACCAAAAATTATTAAAATTAATCCTAATAGGATTAATGCGTCCATCAATGTCATTGTATTGTTTCCCCCTCTTTTCTAATTGCTATTTGTATTCCTGATGTTGCAGTTCTATAACCATTTGCGTCTGTATCAAAATAAGTTATAGACCCTCTATCCTTATCGATTTTACATTTTTCTGTCCACATAGCATTTCTAAAAATAAACTTACCATACTTTTTTGCAAAGTAAGAAATTTTAAAATGCGTGTGTTTTTTTAAGAGTTCCACAAAACCCTCATAGTTTGTTTCGTCTACTACATTTATATCCATTTGCTATCCTTTCTGTTTCTTTCTGTTATAGGGGACAATATAGGAATATTGCCCCCTTGTCAACACCTTAATTTATGGCTTGATTTAATTTTCTTGCCTTAAACTGTGCAATAATATCTGCCTTATTATCTTCCTCATCACTATCCGCTAACAAACTAGCCAATGCACTAGGATTATAAATAGACAAAGCCATACTGCTTTCTGTGTCTAAAATAGTTTCATTTAAGACCATACCTAACTTATCCGCAAGTTCTTTTGCTTGGTCAAAATATTTGTATGATTTTAAACCTAATCTAATTTTATCCATTTTAGATTTTATGTAGTCATAAAACCTTTGATGAGTATCAACGACTTTTTCTTGCATAATTA